CTTAAATCAGGGGTTGTTTCCAACATCGTAGTAATGAGCGAGAGAGGAACTCTGTCGCTCGCTTCAGATAGATCTAATGTAGCATCGGATCCATCAAAAGAGGCTGAAATAGCCAACTTCTGATTAACAGTTTGGTCAGTAAAATTTATGTGACCAGCTGTTAATTTTGAAGTCTCTAACTTCTTAATAATATAAGAAGCTAGAGCCTGCTGTGCATACTGCATACAGACAGGTTCAATGGCTATAATCCGCGGTCCCTTCAGTGTTTTAGGAACGCAAACAATCCTTACAGGTTGTTCTTGCTCCTCCGGAACGAACTGCACCGCATTTATTCCATCCAAAGCATCATCAAGCTGTTCAAAACAGCTCATGATATAGCTATCAGATGGAAAGAAGGGTTCTAACCTTCTGTACCAAGTGCGGCTAGTATATTTGCAATTACCTGAAATATACTCTGCAGTTTGCCCAGGTCCATGCTTGGGGGTATGAGCGAGAGCATCATATGGCTCAACAAACATATTGCCCCACAGAAGACCAGCAACCTTAGCAAATAGGTCACTGTTTCTAGGTAGCATGGTTCCTGAAAGAAAACACTCAACCTCCTTAAACCCTGACAGTGCCATGCGCTCCCTTTGGGGAGTGCACGGAAGCGACAACTTCTTGAAGGTATAAGCAATTTGCCTAATTCCTTCAATTGCCGCAATATCTGGATCATTAAGGAGCCCTCCAGTATCAGCATCAAACACGAGCCTTGTGAAACCTTGCAGAAATGCAGGGAGCCACTTGCGCTTTCTCCATCCGGGGAAACGCAAAGAGGTTACCTTACCTTCGGCTAGACTCATTTCTAAGTCTTTGCCGAAATTAGGCAGGGTGATCGTTAAGAACGATGACCCCTCGTGTAGGTATCGCGACTTAATTGTTTCAAAGTCACGATATATGCTGGCTAATGGTTGATTGCACTTGGCCCACGCATCCATAAGGATACATCGGCCAACAGTTAGTAGGTCCTGTTCGTGGCTTTTCATCACTCCTCCTACTGGAGGTGGGTGAATCCAGCCATGTCTGCTTGCACTTACTTGGGCGGTTGTTTATCAACCAGGCTCAAGTAGTGCTGTAGACCCGCAACCAGCGCGATAATAAGCGCTTGGACGTACAACGTGTTCATGCTGTTACCTCCCATCGAGTGCGATATGCGTTACCATAGCATTTCTGCAAACGGTTACGCTCCCGCTTCGATTCAGTTAAGGATGTGTAGCGATAAACGTTCGCATAACACACCTTACTTACTAACTCCCACATGCGACGAGCTGGTCCAGCCTCTAAGACCGCGTTATTACGCACGGCCTTAAACGAGACATGTTCCAACTTTTTGCATAAAAACAGAATACACCAAAGAATGACTGATGTTGGTGATTCTGTGTGTGAGAGACAACTCGCCAATTTCTCGAAAGGGATATTCTCCTCGTCGATAATAAGGTAGAGGTCTCTCAACACTGGAGTTAGGGAATCCGGTTTAGCTCTCACTGCCGAGTAACTTGGCAATATTGCCCGAAGTCAACCAGGCAATAAGAGCATCAACGAGATAATCCAAGTCTTCGTC